TTTTTTAACAAAATGGGGATTGCGTTGGAGGGAGGTTGAGGAACTATGAACAAACAAAGCATAGCACAGCAAATAGTTGATATTCAGACAATGCTTGAAGTGGCGAAAGATAATGTGATTGAAGAACACAACGAAGATGCAAGAGTGATACTGCAACGTGCAGTAAGAGAAATCAAACAAATTGACTGGCGAATGACTTCAGTACAAGCAAACAATTAAGAGAGGATGAAAATGGAGAATTCTTTACAAAAACAAAATATGAGTATTTGTGTGGAAATTGAATTCAATTCAGAACAAATACACGTTTTACTTAGTAGCGAATCTATACTTGAAAGAGCTAAACAAGAAATCTATTACGCTTTAAATAAGTTAATTGAAAAAGCTAACCTAGAAAATCAATTAATACAGATTAATGAATCTATAATGCAATTAAGAGCAGAAATTGGTCAAAGTTCGAATGTTCAAAATGAGGTTTATTTAACAGTGGAGCAAGTTTGAGAAAATTTATCACACATCTCGTTCTAAATTGGATCGCTTAGCAAGGGAAGGAAAACTAAGAAAAAGAAAAATGGGCTCTTGCACGATGTATTCAAAAATAGAAATTGAACAATTCATTGATGAATGTTCTAAAAATACCTAGAACCCATTTACAGCCCATTTCCCACAAAAGTGGGCTGAATAATGTGTTTTAACCATCGGAAGTCAATCAATGCGATACACAAGAGAAAAACTGATTCAATTAATCCACATTGCAAAACACAAACTTGCAATGGATGACATCACTTATAAACAAATGCTTTCACAGTTAACAGGTGAAGATAGCTGCTCAAAGCTAAAAGTGGCACAGCTCACACTTGTTTATACAGAGATGGAAAAAAAAGGATTTAAGCCAACAAGCAAAGGGAAAAAATCAAACAATTTCTATTCACCAAGCACTGAAAATGCCACGGTTCGTCACGATATCGCACACAAAATCCGAGCTGTTTGGATTGATATGTATAAATCAGGCTTTATTCGTGATGGTTCTGAAAGTGCATTAAATCAATTCGTGCGAAATACAGCGAACGCGGTGATGAAAGAAAAAGGCAGTACGCTGATCTTTTTAAACGCAGGAAGCCTTGACTATGAAACAGGGGCAATCGTGTTAGAAAGGCTTAAACAATGGCGTAAACGTGAAGTGAACAAACTAAGAAAAGGAACAAGCGAATGAAATTATGTCGTTGCCCCGTGTGCCACTCTGATATCAATTTAGATCAGTTACTTGAGGACGACGCTGGACGTGAATTACTCACAATTTTAACTCAATTGAAATACGGTATTGCTCGTCCTTTGGTTAGTTATATTGCTCTCTTTCGCCCTGCAAAATCGGCGTTAAATAATGCAAGAGCAGTTAAGCTAATTAATGATGTATTGAATTTATTTCCTCAATCTCATTTGTTAGCCCATGCATTAAGCGAAACTGTGAACGCAGTACAAAATAAAACGCCGTGAATATAAAAACACTGCTCCATTGGTGAACCATAATTACTTAAGGCAAGTTTATGAAACAAATAAACCGCACTTTTCAGGTGTAGGAGAACGCAGTATAGGAGAAGAACAGGAAAATAAAACCATATGTAAGCAAATAGACCAAGCAAAAAAAGAGGATGCAATTTTATATATAGATCGTTTGTATCGATTAAACCAACCCATTGAAAATCTTACTGGTTATGATATCTGGCTGGAATGGAAAAAACAAAGAGGAGAATTGTAATGGATAAAGATGTTGTGGAAGTATTTGAAGATAAAGCACCTGAAATTCTTCTTGAGCTTGCAAAATATATTGAACTTACACTCGTCAAAAAAATAGAGATTGAAGCAGAAAATGCACGTCAAATTGGCATTGAAATTGCTCAAACGATCTCAAAAAACTGGGGTGGTTCTGTGGTGTATATTCCTCGCAATTTAATTTTTATACTAAATGAGCGTGATAGAAAAAATTTTCAATGAATTTAACGGCACAAATCATCGAGATTTGGCTAAAAAATACGGTGTTTCAATGCAATGGGTATATACAATTGTAAAACGTATCAATAAAGAAGAAATTGCCAAACGCCAGTTCAATATGTTTGAATAAAATTGTGAATTAATCCACAAAATGAATATAGAAACGTCCATCAGGGCGTTTTTTTTATGTAACAATCATACATCTTACGTTTAAAAGGAGTTTGTGTATGATTGATAAATATTTATTAAATGAGGCAAGAGTTGCATGGAATAACAATGACTACAATTATGCACGTCAGTGTTATCAGCAAGTTGCCTATTCCTATAATGATTTTACTGAGTTGGAGCAAGAGACTTTCACAAAAGAAGTATCGGAATTTGCTAAAGATGACCCTGTTTACCAACAAATTGTAGAACTTGTAAAAGAACAAATCCGTCTAGAAAAAGGACCTATTCTTCAAAGTAAATTAACAAATATAGTTAAAATTGACTACGGTGAGGCGGGTGCTGAACTATTACGTTATGTTCTTTATTATGCAGCCTATAATGATGATCTTATTAGAACAAAAAAAAGGTAGAAGTTACTTGCTTCAACTTCCCCAAAAACGACTAGAAACTTCAGATTCTGGCATAGCACCTATACCAGATATCAATTTATTAGAGAATAAAGAAGAGCCTTTCTCCTTAGTAAACCTTAACACAAAGACAGATAATGCTATGGGAATGATCTTTTTTTGATGGTTCTAAAACATATCAACCAAGCATTCTAGAGCTCGAACAAATAGAAATTGATGAATATGATGAGCTTCAAAAATTAGCTACAACTTACAAATATAATAACTGGGGATTATCTCTAGCTTGTTTGTTTAAGGCTAAAAAACTTCTGTACTGTAAAGGCAGTGCTCCTCTTTTACAACAAATGACTCGATTACCTATTTTTCTACAACAAGCAGGTCTTTTTGAAGAGTCTAAAAGTGAATTGCAAGAATTGTTTGATAATGTTGAACATTATGTAGAAAGTCAAATCCATTCAATGAGTGAAAATCAAGAATTATCAAGAAAATATTATAAGGCAAATTATCTTAATCATTTATTTGATAAAGCAAGATTAATTTATAAACGAGAGAAATTAAATGAATTATCAAATAAGTTTAATCTTATTGCGTTAGATTATGCTAAAGAAGCTGATGTATATAGTCATGAGCTGGCTAAATGTAGACAAGAAAGACTCAATAAATTCCAAAAGGAACGTGAAACTTTAAAACAAGAAAGGGAACTACGGGAGATCTCCGAACAGAAACAAAACGACTTTTTGAAAAGAGTAAAAGATGATTTTAAAAAGCCTCTGACTCTCAAAGAAAAGATTATTGGTGTGTTTGGTTGGTTCATTTTTTTCTTTGTGATTTTTTATTTTTTGAGGAAGTAATTTTCTTTAAACCACTTTAAAATCAATTTAAACCCTATTTTACTATACTCCAGTTATTAAGAATTACTTAATAACTGGAGTTTTTTATGGCTATTCATCACATCGTTATTCACTGTTCTGCTACAACCAATGGCAAACCTCTTCGCACTGCAACACAAAATGCCGCCGAACGTATTGACCAATGGCATCAAAAACGGGGATTTAAACGCAATCCTACTTATATAAAACGTTTTTAACCCGCACTTAAAGTACGTGGGCTACCACTTCATTATTGATACTGACGGCACGGTTGAGACAGGACGTGAAGTCGGGGAAACAGGTGCACACGTTAAAGGACATAATCAAAATTCTATTGGCATTTGTCTTGTGGGTGGCATTACGGGTATGGGTAAAAATCACGGTGAATATACACGTGAACAATGGCAAGCCTTGCACAAACTCTTACGCAATCTAGAAAGCCGATTTCCCAGTGCTGTCATTTGTGGACATCGTGATTTAAGCCCAGATTTAAACGGTGACGGTACAATCACCCCTAACGAATGGCTGAAAGACTGCCCTTGCTTTGACGTTTGGGAATGGCTCGACAGTGAGCAAGTGATTAATGATGAACACTTATTTGAATAAGGAACATTATGAGTGCATCAATAAAAGTTAAATTAAGTCGGTCATTAAAAGGCAAATCCTTTCAAAAACTCAGCAATAACGCTAAGCAAAATCAACGCTTAAACAGTGGAATCACTGCTGCCAAAGCATTTTATCTATTATGGGAATATTAATGATGAAAAGAGAAATTCGAGGAATAACATTTTTTTCTTTAGTGTGGGAAATCATGATTTTGGTGGTTTTATCTGTGCTAATGAATTTGCTATTAAAAAACTTAATTCAAGCATACGAGTGGTTCTTCTACTTTATGACAGTACTTGCTTCGTTAGTATTTTTTCTAGGTATTCCTGAAGCTAAATATCAATACACAAAAGCCAAATTTAATTTTGAAATTGTGACGAATACATTACTTGGCATTATGTTGGCATATTACGGTTATTTTGTATGCGCTTCAATTTTGACTTTTTTCGGATATGGATTAACAGCACATAATTATTTTATTAAGGAGTCAAAAAATGAAAAAGCTGAATGAACTTATTACTAACACAGATGGACGTTTATCAACAACAGGAACGATTCAATTTGGCGGTGCGTTATTGATGGCAATTATTCTAGCGATTTGTGTGTATTTAGACAGATCTTATGTACCAGAGCTATTCATGACATTTGCAATCTTTTGTGGCGGAGGCGTCGCCACAAAAGGCTTTGCAAACGCGATGGAAAGACGACAAGGAGGACGTGAATGAACTTACAAGTGATTGTTGTCTGCACAACATTTTTTTATTTTGTTATGTGGTTATGTTGTCTTCAGGTTAAAGCAAGCACAACGACGAGTTGAAAAGCTGATAGAAGAAAATGCACAACTTCAAACAGAAAAAGCAGTTGCCCAAACACAAGTTAAACATCATCAAGTGAGAAAACAACATGAAGAAAACACTCTTGGCAATAGCCGTGATGACATCATTAAACGCCTGCACGCCCAAGGCGATTTACGTGACGAATAATAGCTGTGCAGGCTTTAGCATTATTAAAGCGAGTAAACAAGATAGTACAGAAACTTTACGTCAAATTTTAGTACATAACAGAACATACCGTGAGATTTGTACACAGGAACAACATAAATGAATGACATTTTAGATTTTATTCAGAAACACTGGGCAATTGTCATGGCAATTGGTGGCTCTGTGTGGACGTATTTTTGGCTAACTATGGACAGTAAATATGCGCGTAAATCTGACGTTTCAGACTTACGAAAAGCGATTGCTGAAAATGAAAAAAA